TATTATTTGAATTTATTTAATTTTCTATGGAGTACAGAAATGCCATTAGTAAAAGGCGCAAAAGCCAAAACACGTGCAGGTTTTTCAGAGAATGTCAGAAGGGAAGTACAAGCTGGGAAACCTCAGAAGCAAGCAGTAGCAATTGCTTATTCTGAGGCTAGAGGTAAAAAGAAACGTAAACCATAAGGAGACTACTATGAATAGTTGTTCTGGAAAAAGTCGACACAAAGATGATAAAAGGAAAGATGGTAAAAAGGATGGTATGAAAGATGGGATGAAACATAGTATGAAAGAAGGTAAAAAAGACGGTAAAAAGCATCATAAGAAGTAGATATTGAGTATTTTTTAGGAAGGTATATACTTATTTTATAGGATATGCAGTGAAAATGACCAGGCATTTTAACTCCTGGGTTCTACGCACTCATGCGGAAAAATGGGCGAACTCATCGAAACCGAGGCTTTACCGCTGTCACACGGGTCAATAGTGAAAAAAGGGAATTTTGAAAATGGACGAGAACCAAGTTACGGATAATGCTTTAGATAATCCAGCTATTGAACCTGAAAAAGAGCGAATGATACCTCAATCTCAAGTCAATAAAATTATCAAGCATAAAACATACGAAGCTGCTCAGACCCAGCGCGAATTGGAAGAAAAGCATCAAAGAGAGCTAGAAGCACTCAAGGCGCAACAAACCCAGCGGAACGAAAATGTACCGAGGGATTTTGATGCCAATGCAATTTACCAAAAAGTGCAAGAAAAGTTTAATGCAGAAATGCAGCAACGTCAGCTTAAAGATGAAATTGATCGTGTTGCACAAACTTATATTTCTAAAATGGATCAGGGTAAAAGTTCGTATGAGGATTTTTCAGAAATTACAAAGGACTTTGATCCTACCGAATTTCCACAACTTATCTATTTAGTTGCTGGAATGGATAATGCGGCAGACATCATTTATGACCTGTCGAAACGTAATCCCGAAAAATTCGCCGAACTTCAATCACTCGCAGAAAGATCACCAAAGTTAGCGCAGGCAAGATTGTTAAAGTTATCGCGTTCGATTTCTGAAAACAAACAAGCTGCCGCCGACGAACGATCCCATAGCGTAGCGGAACCTCTTGACCGTTTGCAATCTTCCCGTGTTTCAGGGAGCAACGGCAAGCCGAGTATTCGTGATTTAAGGAATCAACCGTGGCTTAGGGGTTAAATCTTAAGCTCACTCACTCTTCTTGTCGTTGCAAAACATTTTCTTTTGAAAAGGGAGTTTTGCGATGGCTGCACCGGTCAATATTTTACAACAGGTTATTACCTATAATGAGTCAAACCTTGCATTGCTGTTAAACAGTTTTGCATTTATCAGTACGTCTAATAAGAAGTTCCAGCGTTTCAACGATGATATCCCCAAGAACTTAGGTGATACCGTATCGTTTGATTTGCCACCGCGTTTTACCACCACTAACAGCTTAGTTGTATCTTTTCAATCCGCTGTACAGCGTGTTCAACAATTAACCGTTAGCCAGCAAGCATCTACGGCATACGAATTTACGGCACAGCAATTTATCTTCAATGTTCGTGATTACATGAATGTTTTTGGTAAATCCGCCGTTGCAGAATTGGGAACACAAGTGGAGTCTGATGTGTCCTCACTTGCCGAGACGAATACTTTCAGGTTCTACGGGGATGGTGTTACACCTATTTCGAGCTACTTACAGCTTGCCAATGCTTTAGCATTTTTCCGTAACTTCGGTGCTGCTAAGGATAATACAATGGGTTATTTATCCGATTTAACTTATCCTCTAGTGGTTAATTCCGGCTTAAATCAGTTCACGGTGGATAAAAATAACCGTGAGATGATGAGTTGGGAAATTGGTAACTTTTCAAATTGCGAATGGTATCAATCCAACCTTTTGAAAACACACACCGCCGGAACGGAAGGAAACGCAGGAAGCACCTTAACGGTTGTGAGTGTAGTGACTGACTCCGAGGGTGGCGTTATTCAAATAACGTTTAGCGGTACATCTGCGGCAAGCGATCCAAATTCGATTAAAGAGTACGATAAATTCCAATTTAGTGACGGTGTCTCGGGCCAACCCGACTTACGATTCCTGACCTTTATCGGCCATAAACCCTCACAAAGTCCGGTTCAATTTAGGGCAACTGCCGATGCGGCAAGTACAGCAGGTTCCCAAGTAACGGTCGATATTTTCCCAGCACTTCAAGCTGCCGCCGGTAAAGACCAAAATATCACGAGCCCTATTGTGGCGGGTATGCAAGTAACTGTATTGCCAGACCATCGTTGCGGTTTAATCATGGCGGGTAATCCTTTGTTCTTGGCGATGCCAAAGCTGCCAGATGAAGTTCCTTATCCTACATCTGTGCAACAAGACCCTGATAGCGGCGCATCTATTCGTCAATATTACGGTTCACTTTTTGGACAAAACCAGCGCGGAATGGTGCATGACATCATTTGGGGTAAAACGTTGGTTGATGAGTACGCGATGATGGTGGCTTTGCCCGTCTAACACATGGGGCGATTTATCGCCCCTTAACTTAATTTAATGGAGTGATTCGTTATGCCTATTCCAAATACACCGATTGTGAATGCAGGTCTTTTATATGTTAATGATTTACAACTTTCAGCACAGATTGCTATCGGCGCAATGACCCCTAAGCAAATTACTATGCAATTGGGCGCTTCACGCGATTCTACAAACACAAATGATCTCATTTTAGGGATTGATGCACCTAATGGTACGCCGGCTATAGCGCCTGTTGTCATTAATGGTGCAAATGTGGGCGCAAATGGGGTGGATGTCGCAGCTATCGTCGCCAGTAGTTTTTATGCCGTTTATATCATCAGTGATTCAACGGACTATCAATCAACGGCTGGTTTACTATCATTGAGCACCACAGCGCCCAATCTTCCTGAAGGATACGATATGTTCCAACGTATCGGTTGGGTTTTAACAGATAGCTCAGCCAATATATTGCAATTTTGGCAATACGGAAGTAATGAAACACGTACCTATTATTATGATGTAGGAATTAGCGTGCTTTCAGCGGGTGCTGCAACCAGTTTTACCGCTGTTAATCTTTCAACGGCTGTACCTCCCATCAATACGGAAGTTTTATTGAACTATACCTTCACCGGTACGGCCACGACTGATATTGCTGAATTTTTGCCTTATAGTTCAGCCGCTACCAGCGGTATTGTTCAGATTTCAGGCGGTGTTACGACAGCACAGGTCGGTATGGTTTGGGTTCCATGCCAACTGACAGCTGGCGGCGTTCCTGAAATATTATACAAAGTTACCGGAACGGCTACGTTAACGTTATTGGTTGCTGGCTACAAAGATTTTCTCGGCTAAAGGAAAAGCCCCCATAAAGGGGGCTTACCCTGAGAAATAGGAGGGAACCGCTATGGCCTATACCACTAACCAGTTAATTTCAAGTTCCTATTATGCGTCGGGAGTAGTTTCGCGCGAATTTGAAACTGTAAGCGGCACACAAATCTCCGATGGTCTGACATGGCTAAATAATATCATCACCGAAAAAAACGTGGATGCGGCGATGATTCCCTATGAAACCACGTACAACGCTAACTTTGTCATCGGGCAAGAAATCTATCCTATTCCTAATTTGATTCAAATAGATACACTGGTATTTTTTCTCGATGAAGTGCGTTACGCGATGAAATATGAGAAAAGAAATGCCTATTTTGGTTCAAGTCGTGTTGAAAATATCCAAACATTGCCGTTTCAATGGTATTTTGAGCGTCAATTCGGGGGGGGTAATCTCTATATTTATTTCACGCCTGACCAAAATTACCCTATGGAAATACACGGCATTTTTAATCTGCCACAGGTCGCTTTAGGCCAAGATTTAAGTTTAACACTCGATCAGTTTTATACGACCTATCTACACTTTGCTTTGGCAGATAGAATCTGCGCTGAGTATGCCTACGAAACACCCGCGAATATTTTGCGGCAACTCGGTAAATACGAGGCCTTTATCGCTAAAAATTCTCGTATTCTTGATTTGCGCATTAGCAAAACCTCTACATTACAAAGACGCGGAAGTCTTAACTATGGCTTCATAAACCTTGGTCATGGATGGGTGAAACCCAGTTGATATAGGATGGTAAAGGAATGCCTGTTAGTAAAGCGCAGCAAGTACCTGTTAATGTGGTAGGAAGCTCCACTTTTGGACGATACCCTAAGATTTCATTGGAATATACCTACAATATGTATATTTCTGATGAATGGCTCATCAATTATGCTGGCTTTCAAAAAGTAGCTGATATCCTTCCATCGGGGGAAGGACGTGCATTATTTCATTCGGTTCGTGGCCAATTTTTAATTGTTGTAGTCTCTAGCGCCGTCTATAAATTACAAACAAACTTAGCACCCCAGTTTATAGGAACACTTGAAACAACATCGGGCGATGTATTTATTGATGAGAATTTAAGCGAGCAAATTTGCATTGTCGATGGACAAGCCGCCTACATTTATAATTATGTGAATAATACATTAACGCTTCAAACGTTAACATTTTTGGGAAATCCTATCATCCCCAGTTATGTTTGCTATCACAACACGTTCTTTTTAATCAGTTCTTCAACGATCAGTGATAATTCACAAAATTGGTATGCCTTTCAGATGGCATCCGCTACAACGATATCGCTTAATACACAATTTAGCCTTCAAACAAAACCTGACAGTGCGGTTGCTGTAAAGCGTATTCCAGGGAAAGGTAACAACGTTATTGTCTTTGGTACCACAGTTGCCGAAGTTTGGACTCAGATAGGTGGCCTTGAAAACTATCGTCGTGTTCAATCTTTTAATATTGATAGCGGCGTTGTCTCAGCCTCCACAATTGCCGCAAATGACCAGTTCGTCGTGTGGCTGGGTCAAAATGAAAATAACTCACCTGTTATTTTTGTAACAAATGGTGCTTCTACTGAGGAAATATCGAGCGACGGTATTGACCATGTACTGGGAAATCTCCAGCATCCTGAAAAATCGACTGCCTTCTTTTTTAAGGAAGACGGGCATTTGTTTTATCAATTGACGTTCTTTGATCCCAGTGACAATCTCTCCTTATTTTATGACTTTACGACTAAAAAGTTTTTCCATGTATCTGATCAAAATCTAAACTTTCATCCTGCACGCCAGGCAGTTTACTTCAACCGAAAGACTTATTTCGTATCCTTAAATGATGCCAGTATTTATCAAATGGCAACGGAATTTTTAACCTATAACTATAATTTGAACCCTTATACGATGGGTGATGAAATACCGAGAATACGTATTTGTAAATCCATAAGACTTGAAGATTCAGCACGGTTTCGCGTGGAACAATTTACGTTTTGGATAGAACAGGGTGTCACAACCACCTATCTTTTATCACCTACGAATACGGTGTGCGATGGATTGTTGATTACCGAAATAGATGAGAATCCTATTGTGACTGAATTAGGGATTCCCATATTGGC